ATCCGCGCGCTTTTATATCGGAGGAGGCCGCGCCATGGATACTCGGCCGCCGAGGGGCGCACTGGTCGCCGCCGGCGCTGCGATCGCTGGTTTGGTGGCTGCTGGGGTGTTGATCATGCCGCACGAGATCCACGCTCCGCACATCCCGCGGCTCGAGGAGATCGTGACGGTGAAGCTGGTTGAGCGGTTGCTGTTTGAGGTGACGTTGGGCAAGGCTGGGATGGCTGCGACGGTGGTGTTGACGGTGGCGGAGTGGATCTCGGCGCTGCGCAGCTAGGGTGTGATTGTCTGGCCGCGATACCAGGTCTCCAAGGCGCCCACGGACTGGACTGACCGGGGAAAGGTACCCCGCTAGGACCCAGGTCGCGGCCAGGCGCATGACGAGAGGCCGGTGATCGTGTGGGCACTCGGCGTCGGTGCAAGAAGTGTCACAAGCAGTTCACTCCGCCTCACGGGTCGAATCGGCTGAATTGCTTGGATTGTCGGCCGCCGCGGATCCAGACTCCGCCTCGGAGGTCGGGCGTCGTCGATGGGGAGACGTGCCGGCTGGTGCGGGCTGAGCTGGAGAAGCTGAAGCTGCTGGAGTCGGTGGGTGGTGGCATAGTTTTACGACTCGCTCGAGCGTTGGATGATCCGGATCTGGCGCCGGCTCAGGTGTCGTCGCTGTGTGCGCAGCTGTATCGGACGATGGAGTTGATCAAGAAAGATTCGCCGCGGCCGCCGGATGCGCTGGATGAGTTCACTGAGCGTCTGCGGGAGCGGGAAGCTCGAGCTTGATCGAGGCGATGGCCGAGGGGTCCCAGATGCAGCCCGAGGCGCAGTCCCAGCCGTAGTACCAGAACGGGCCCTCGAGGCGGTGCGACCAGAGGTAGGGCGCGATGATGATGCCCTGCCAGCGCTTGGCGACTCTGGACCAGTCGATCGTGCTGCTGAGGCGAGGGTGGTACTTCCGCTGGATCGGGTCGGACCAGTCCGGCTGCTCCCGCCACTGATCGTCGAAGGTGTTCAAGTCCACACCGGTTCTGATCCGGAGGATGTGGGCGTCCGGAGTCAGGGTCACCTCATGCGCGTGGGTGAGTCGATTGAGGCCGAATCCCTCGTCCTCGCACCACTGCCGCCAGCCGTAGCTCTCCTCGCCGTCGATTTCGCCCTCGACCGACACCCAGAAGCCGTGTGGCTTGTTGTGTCCGGTCTGTCGGAAATCGTTGTGGACTGCGGTGACGATCTGATCAGAGAAGTGGACTAGCTTCATGTGGTGGAGGGTACCACGCGGTGGCCACGGTCGGGAAGCGGCCCGAGCACGACCACGCATCTGACTTTGACCTTGATCATGGCCACGATCAGCTGGCCGGTCACCTCGTCGACGTAGGGGAACGGCAACCGCTCGATGCTGGTCTCTGGCTCTCCGCGCTCCTCGTATCCCTCGCGATGGATGGCGTCGAGGGCGGTGTCGGCGGTCGCCAGTCTGAGCACCTCGGTGACTGCGGGGTCGGCGTAGATGTCCTCGGGGACTTCCTGGAGTCCGAACCAGGTCCTGACTTTGAGGGTTTTGACGCGAGGCATGGAGGTCAGCCTAAGTGACGACGCTGGATCTCGAGCAGTTCGTTCCGCCTGATTTTGTGGAGCCGACGTATCTGTGGATCCCGCCGGGCCGGCGGGGGACGATGGGCGATGAGATCGTCAGCTTCGCCCGGCAACTTGACTGGAGCATCAACCACTGGAGCATCGACCCGGAGCAGGTCGAGGCGATCGACGCGTTCGGCAGCTACGGGCCGGGCGGTGGTTACTGGACTTTTGAGACGTGCCTGGTCGAGGGCCGGCAGAACGGCAAGACGCTCAACATCACGTTGCCGATCACGCTGTATGACTTTTTCATCCGTCGGGTCGATCGGATCACCTGGACCTCGCACCTGACGGACACGAACCTGGCGACGTTCAAGGTCGTCACGGATCTGATCGAGGCGAACCCGATGCTGTCGCGTCGGGTGAAAGAGATCTCGACGCAGAACTCCAAAGAGGCCATTACCCTGATGCGCCACGACGGCGTGGAGTCGGTGATGGAGTTCCGAGCTCGGGTGTCGGGCGGCGGCCGCGGCAAGGGCGGCTCGATCTGGGTCGGTGATGAGTGGCTGTACGGCACTGATGAGTCGATCGGTGCACGGATGCCGACGCTGCGAGCTCGGACGCAGGCGCAGATCCGCTATGTGTCCTCGGCGGCGCGCCGGCGGTCGAAGCACCTGCGATCGCTGGTGAAGCGGGGCCGGTCGCTCAAGGACCGCAACCTGATCTATTCCGAGCGGTGCGCGCCGGGCAGTTTCGAGGAGCCGGGCTGTGCGATGGAGAAGTGCATGCACGCCCCGGAGACGCCGGGCTGCACGCTGGACCGTGAGGACCTGTGGCACCTGGCGAACCATGCGATGGGCCGGCGGATCCTGTACTCCAAGATGCGGGCGGAGCGGGCGTCGATGCCGGCGACGGAGTTCGCCTGCGAGGCGCTCGGCTGGCATGAGCCAGGCGATGAGGAAGACAACCCGATCGACCTGTCGAAGTGGACCGCGACCACGATTAACGGGCCGGTGCCGGGCAAGGCGTCGACACTGTTCGTTGCCGGGTCGTTCGGGCTGCAGACGGTGGCGATCGCCGGCGCGTACCTGGTCGGCGGCCGGCCTCACGTGAAGCTGGCCGACTACCGGCCGGGGTCGGAGTGGGTGCCGGAGCGGGCCAAGGCGCTCAAAGAGGAGCAGCGGGCGGCGCTGTGGAGTTGGGAGTCGGGCGGGCCGGAGTCGGCGTTGGCTGAGGATCTGGCCACCGTGGCGCGGATCCGGGTCGAGCATCCGCTGACCGGGCTCGACATGGCCCGCGGTTGTGTTCATATGCAGAAGCTGGTCGACGAGTTGGGCCTGACCCACTCCAACGAAGCGGCGATCACGGTGGCGCTGACGAACGCGGTCAAGCGTGACGTCGGCGACCCGGGTCTGTGGACGTGGGGCGTCAAGAAATCCGCGGGGGACCTCGCCCCGCTCCGAGCCATTAGCGGCGCGCTGTATCTGCTGCACAAGAACCGCAGAAGCGAGCCATCCGTCCACGTGATCGGCTGAGAGGGGACGGCATGAGCTGGCTGTACGGGAGGCCGCAACAGCAGCAGCAGCGCTACGGTGGCGTGTTCGCGCCGATGATCGATTGGTTCCGGGAGCGGTTTTCCCGGCCGGGCATCGAGCCGTCGGGCGCTTCGGTCCTGACGACGTCGTTCGGGATGGATGGGCGGGAAAACATCCTCCCGTTCCTGATGAGCAACAGCTATCAGGCATATGGCCAGAATGCGGTCGTATTTGGGGCCATGTTGGCCCGTTTGATGCTGTTTTCGGAGGCAACTTTCGCCTTTCGGGACCTAGAAGACAAGAGTTTGTCGGGTTCATTTGAGGTCGACGGGCGCCGCGCGGCCCCGCTGTCGCTCCTGGAGAACCCCTGGCCCAACGGCACCACCGGCGAGCTCCTGGCCCGGATGATCCAAGACGTCGACCTCGCCGGCAATGCCTACATCTGGGACGCCGGCGAGCAGCTGGTGCGGCTCCGCCCCGACTGGATCACCATCGTCTCCGAGCTCGTCACCGACCCGATCGGACGGTCCTACCGCCGGGTCATCGGCTACTGGTACGAGCCGCCGAAATCGGTCCTCGACGCCGGCGACCCGGCGATGTACCTGCCTGATGAGATCGCCCACTGGTCACCGATCACCGATCCGTGGGCCAACTTCCGGGGAATGTCGTGGCTGACGCCGGTGCTGCGCGAGATCGCCGCCGACCAGGCGATGACGACCTACAAGATCCGCTACCTGGAGAACGCGGCCTCGCCGAACCTGCTGATCAAGTACCAGCAGAACATCGGCGACGAGACGCTGATCCGGATCCGGGATCAGATGGAGGATCGGCACGGCGGCGCGGAAAACGCGTTCAAGACTTTGGTGCTCGACGAGGGCGCCGACGCCATGATCATCGGCAACACGTTCGAGCAGATGAACTTCTCCACCGTGCAAGCCGCCGGGGAGAACCGCATCATCATCGCCTCCGGCGTCCCGGGGATCGTCATCGGGTCCAAAGAGGGCCTGATGGCGGCCACCTACTCCAACTACGAGCAGGCGATGCGGCGCTTCGCCGATCTAACGATGCGGCCGCTGTGGCGGGGCGTCTGCGGCTGCCTATCGAGGCTGGTGGCGGTTCCGCCGCGGAAACGGCTGTGGTACGACACCACCGACATCGCTGCGCTGCGCCAGGGCGAGAAGGAACGCGCCGAAACGGTCCTGATCAAGGCTCAAGCCGCCAAGGCGCTCGTCGAGGCCCATTTCACCGCTGACACCGTCACTGTGGCCGTCGAGGCTGGCGAGCTGTCCGGTCTGAAGTGGGAGGCGCCGCCGGAGCCGGCGCCGGCGAACGGACAGAATCCGTCCGGCAACGGACAGATCGCGTCCGGTGATGCCTCAAAAAAAGCCTTAGTGCCGGCGCGCAGTGAGCGCTACAACCCGCGGCAGCCGCGCGACAAGGAAGGCCAATGGACCAGCGGCGTCGGCGGCGCTGGCCTCGGCGCCAGCCTCGGGTCGAGTGGGGATGCCGCGGCCGCCGCTTCAGCCCGTTTGCACGCGACGGCCAGCAAGCACGTCGGGGAGATCACTGGCGACGTCCAGGCGAGCGTCCCCGAGGGCGCCGAGCTCGTCGGCCTGCATAACGCGCTGAAGAAACCAGAGTCGCTGGAACGGAAGATCCGAACCGACGCCATCACCGAGGGGATCTCGCCGGACAAGGCGGCAGCGAAGATCTCAGACTCGGTGCGGTTCACCCAGATCTCGCCCCCGAACCGGATGGCGGCTGACGCCAACCAGACGCTCGACGGGCTGCGCGGCAAGGGCTACGACGTGTCGCGGGTCAAAAACACCTGGCAGAACACCTCCGGCAACCCGTACCAGGGCATCAACGCCAAGGTGAGGCACCGGAGTGGGCTTGAGGTCGAGATGCAGTTTCACACGCCGGAGTCGCTCGAGGTCAAGAACAGGATCCACAAGGTGTACGAGAAGCAGCGGACGATGACCACGGGATGGGGCACCAGCCCGGAGTGGACCGCGCTAAACGATCAGATGACCGAGCTCTCGGCGGGGCTGACGGTGCCGAAGGATGTTCACACGGTCCGCTGAAACGCCGGCACACCCTTCGGCGGATCCGGCACCGGACCGTCGAGGTCGACGTCGCCGTCGATCAGCTTGTCCATCAGGTAGAAACCGTCGGGCAGCGGCTGCCAGGCGGCATCGCGAAAGACGTACTGCTCGAGGGGCGGTTCGCCGCCCATGTAGAACACGACGTCGCCGCTGAAGTAGTAACCCAACACCACGTCAACCACGGGATCACCTCCTTTCTGGATCGTATCGGTCCTCACGCTTCGGCTTTGCGTTTCAGGTCTGCCAGCCGTTTCTTGAGCCGGCTGATGTTCCCGGACAGGTTCGCCGCCCAGTACGCCGGCGCGGCACCGTTGTCCCGGATCTGGTAGGACGCGTGCTTGGCGACGCTCGCCAGGTCCCGCTGCTGTTTCTCGTCGAGCAGCGACACGTCGCGCTGGCCTTTCCGGCAGCTGGCGTTGTAGGCCTTGATCCGGGCCCGCTCGGCTTCCAGGCCGGCGATCTTGGCCTCGAGCTGTTCGATGGCGTCGGGGTCGTCGGAGTAGATCGCGTTTGCTGCGGCGGCTTCGATGTTGTCGGCGCGCTCGGCCATCTGCTCTGCTTTCTGCAGGCTGGCGTACGCCCTCTCATCTGAGGCGTTCATCCGGGCGCGTGCCGGGATGTGGCCGGGCTGAGTGATGAATGCCCAGTCGTGTCGCAGCTCGGGCTGCGACTCCAACGCGGCCTCGGCTGCAACCTCTCGCTTGGCTGCCCAGCCCCGCAGTCGTTCGGCTTTCCGCAACCGACGCTCTCTGTAAGTCATGCTGTTGTTGTCTCCTTTGGCATTTGTGGGGCGCAGGGCATGATCCGGTACTCGCTGGCGAGCCACTCCTCGCACTGCGCGATCCACTCGGGGGATCCTTCGTCCAGCTCGTCGCTGGCGACGTCGCCCCAAACCTCGATCGCGAGCTCGCGGAGGCTCGACACCGTCACAGTCCAGGTGGTCTCGTGGAACTTGCGCCGGTTGTCCAGGTCTTTGCATCCGGGCTTGTGGATCTCGGTCGGATCGTTCGGCCCGGTGACCGTCACTTTGTAGTCGCTCATGCGGCGCTCCTGTAGTCGTAGTCGACGGCGGCCGCGTTGACTTTCAGGACCTCGCCGGTTTCAGTGTTGACGACGGCCTTGGACAGGGTCTGGTTGCTGACCAGCCAGACGAAATCGTGGGCTCTGCTCGAGTCCTTGGTCTTCCTCGCGGAGAGTCCGAAGTCCCTCCTGGCGGCCAGGGACCAGAAACCCCAGACGCCGCCGCCGTCGTCGGTGAAGGTTTGCTGCCCCAGCTCGACGTGCGCCCTGCTGGCGACGGTCGATTTGGTGCTGAATTTCCAGGGTTTCATGATCGCCTTTCAGTGGCCGGGCTGGCCGGCTGCATGGGTTTCGTATTTGGGCTGCCCGTCCCACAGGTACGCGTTGGAGTAGCTGTTGACGGTGAAGGTCGGCTCGCTGGACCAGGGCCGCGTCCGGTGGAACTTCACCGGGGCCTCGACCGGGTCGGACAGGACCCTGCCGGCACCCTCGCCGGGGTTGTCGACCCAGTGCTGGTGAGTCACCACGCCGTCGCCGGGCACCACGTGCCCGTCCTCGACCTTCGACTTCCACGCCTGGACCTTGACGCCCTTAGCGGTGACGCCCACGACCTTGTACCAGTCGACGTTCGTCTGGTCATAGCCCCAGCTGCAGTAGAAGAAAGCGCCGACCTCGACGCCGAGCTCGTTCTTGGTGGTCATCTCGTATCCCCTCTCTTTCCTACATCTCAAGTGTACCACACCGTGGGTACGAATGGTACCCACGAAAGGGGGCCGCAATGAGCGAGGAACAACTTCTGATCCGGGAGTGCACCCGTGACCTGACCCTGGAGGACCTGACCGTCCGCTCCGATGGATCCGGTCGCGTCATCGAGGCGTACGCAGCCGCGTTCCGCACCGCCAGCGGGCAGGCGATCCGCCAGGAGGTCATCGATCAGGAGGGCCACTACCGCGAGCAGCTGGCGCCCGGGTCGTTCACCAAGACCGTCCAGGAGCGCGGCCTCAACTTCGGGGTGCTGTTCAATCACGCCAAGACCATCCACGGGACACCGAACCCGGAGGCGACCATGCCGATCGGCGTCCCGCTCGAGGTCACGCCCGATGAGCGCGGCGTCTACACCGTCACCAAATACCTCGAGAACCCGCTGGCCGATCGAGCGCTCAACGCGATCAAAGAGGGCGCGATCAAAGCGCAGTCGTTCTCCGGCAGATTCATCAAATCGGTTCGGACCTATCCCGAGGGCCGGACCAGCGGGGCGCTGCCGCTGATCACCCGCCACGAGATCGACATGCGCGAGTACGGGCCGGCTGTGTTCGCCGCCTATCCCGACGCCGCGATCCTCGGCAGCCGAACTGTCGACCTGTTCTTCCGGGCGCTGCTGGCGACACCGCCAGACCAGCGCGCCGAATTCCTGCAGAACTTCGAGGGACTCACCACTCCAGCACTACTGGAGCCGGAAGCCCTCACCATCGGCACTCCACCAGGAGCCGCCGCGGCTGATGAGCCGGCTACCCGCCACTCCGCTCAGCAATTCCGCGACCGCATCCGCGCCGCGCGCAAATCACGAGGAATGGAGTAGCCCCATGGGCACACGTACCGACACAATCCGCACCCGCCAGGCGGCTATCAAGACCGACCTGGACACCCTCGAGCAACTCGAGGAACCCACCCAGGAGGACAGCGACCGCAGCGACGCGCTCCTGGAGGAGTGGGACGAGCTCGACGCCGAGCTCAAGCCGCTCGCTGAGCGCGAGGAGAGGATCGCCAAGGTCCGCCAGCGCATGGCTGAGGACGAGGCCAACCGTGAGCGCGGCTCCCAGACCAGCGACGACGACGGCGCCAACCGCACCCCGGGCTTGCACGTACGCACCCACCGCGACCCGTTCGACAACCTCGAGGCGGTCCGCACCGGCCTGGCCCCAGCTTCTGATGTGAGGGCGCGGGCGGTCGAGGCCATCGAGGGATTCGCCGAGCGCGCCGACATGTGGAGCCTGGGCGACGACGAGGCCGAGCAAGCCACCAAGATGGTCCAGAAGTCCGGCAAGCCGTTCGGCACCGCGGTCGCCCGCCAGATGCTGATCACCGGCTCCCCGGAGTACATGGCAGCGTTCGAGCAGTACCTGCAGGACCCGGGCGGGTTCTCACAGCGTGCTGCGCTGTCGCTGACCCCGGCCAACGGTGGGTACCTCGTACCGTTCACCCTGGACCCGACGATCATCTTGACCAACGCCGGCTCGGCCAATCCGTACCGGCAGATCGCCCAAGTCAAGACCACGGTGACCAACGACTGGAACGGCGTCACCTCCGCCGGCATCACCGCAGAGTGGACCGCTGAAGGAATTGAGGCCGCGGACGCGACCCCAACCGTCGGCCCGCTGAAGATCACGCCTCAGAAGGCAGACGCCTACCTGTTCGGATCCTTCGAGGTACTCGCCGACTCCGACTTCGCCGTCCAGCTGCCTGGGCTGTTGGCTGACGCGAAGGACCGCATCGAAGAGTCCGGCTTCGCGGTCGGTACCGGTACCGGCCAACCGAAGGGCGCCATTACGGCTGGCACCGTCACCCAGCTTGCTGGTAGCGCTGCTGGTCTCCGCGCCTCTGACGTGACCGCCTTGCAGGCGGCCCTGCCGGCGCGGTTCCGTGGCCCACGGGCGCGCAACGCCTGGGTCGGCAACCTGAACGTGATCAACCAGCTCAGCACCGTTCCGAAGTTCACCGGCTCGACTGAGTCGATCGTGAACGACGCTACTGATCCGCCAAAGATGCTGCGCAAGCCTTTCTACGAGTCCACCAGCGTCCTCGGTGTCTTCACCACCGGCACCAAGGTCCTGGCCTACGCAGACTGGAGCCAGTACTACATCGTCGACCGGGTAGGCATGAGCATCGTCTACGACCCGGTCGTCCTCGGCGCCAACCGCCGGCCCACCGGTCAGGGCGCCTGGTATGCGTTCTGGAGGGTCGGCGCCGACGCGGCCGTGGCCACCGCCATCCGCGTATTCCAGACGCTCACCTGATCGTCATCTGCAACTGAGCAAGCAAGTCCGAGCGATTTGCTTGCTCAGCTGCGTCTCAAATGCGCGTCATTTGCAACTCACCCGATTGGAGTAAGACATGGCAGAGCAAGACACCAAGCAGAAGGACCCCGTCGCCGAGCAGCGCGAGCAGGAGACCAAGCGAGCGCAGGAGATCGCGAAGATCCAAGCCAACGCGCCGCAGGACACCTCCAAGGTCTCACCGGCGGAGTACGCCGGCGACCCGGCCAAGGTAGAAGGCATCCGCGCCGCAACCGGCACCCCGCCGCAGGTAGTGGAGGCAGCGCCGGGCGTGGAGCTCGACAAGGACATGGACCGGGCCGCAGTGACGCGGGCCGGATCCGGCCCCATCGACGAAAAGGACGGGGACGACCTGCTGCGGCTGGCGCAAGCCAAGGCGCCGAACCTGACGCAGGAGTTCGTCAACCAGTACGGGCTCGTCGAGGAGGACCTCCGAGATATCGCCCGCGGCTCGGTATCACCACCCCCAACGGTCGGGCCGATCCACAACGTGGAGCTCACCCGGACACCGGGCGGCTGGCAACTCACCCCGGTCGGCGTACCGCCGGAGGACGCGAACAAGAACGCGATCTCTCGCTGATCGACGGCACTGGGCCCGGCGGATGGGACCGGGCCCAGCGCCAACCAATTCGAACAGGGCTGACACGGCGTGTCAGCCGGGAGGTGAGCGATGCCGACGACTGAGCACCTCCCTGGCCTCCCCCTGTCCACACTCGACCCGCAAGCTGTGGTGGCCGCGGAGTCGATCATCCGGGACTACTGCGGCTGGCACATCGCGCCGGCGATCACCGAGACGATCACCCTCGACGGATCCGGAACCTACAAGATGTTCCTTCCGTCGCTGCGGATCAAGTCGATCACCAGCATCAGCGAGGGCGGGTTCCTGCTGCCGGCCATCGACTACGACTGGTCTGAGAACGGCACCGTCGAGAAGATCCGCAGCCAGTGGACCTGGAGGCGGCGCGGCGTCGTGATCGTCCTCGTGCACGGCTACGACTTCTGTCCGCCGGGCGTGGAGGACCTGGTCAAGCAGCTAGCGAAGTCGGGCCCGGCCGCCATCACCCGAGCCCAGATCGGCCAAACCTCGGTGACCTACAGCGCAGCGGCGCCGACATTCGAGGTGCTCAACAGGTACCGGATCCGCACGGTGGGCTGATGAGCTGGTCACCGATCGCGAACCTGACCGTCGAGCGGCGACGGGCCACGGCCGCTGAAGACGCCCACGGCAACCAGGTGCTCGACTGGCCCAACGCCAGCGTGCTGCTCATCTATGACTGCTGGATCGACTCGGTGGTGACCAGGGAGGACGTCGGCGGCCGCCAGACCACCGTCCTCGAGCGCTGGTGGTACGGGCCAGAAGATGCCGACGTGATCAGCACCGACCGCCTCAAGGACGTCGACGCAGGCCTCACCTACGAGGTCGACTCCGATGTGGTTCTGGTGCGCGACCCGCACGGGCTGCACTCACACAAGACCTGCAAGGTCAAGGTGATCACCGAATGACCACGTTCGAGGTGATGCCGGATCTCGACGGCACACTCATCGCGTTCCTCAAGGCCCACGCCGCCCTGACCCCGCTGCACGGCGCTCGAGTCGGCACCAAGCTCGCAGCTGGCACCCTCACCTCGGTCCGGATCGCCAACATCGGCGGGACGATGCCCTGGCCCTGGCTGTGGCGGGCTGAGTATCAGGCCGAATGCTGGGGCGGCTCCGAGGTCGAAGCGTTCGAGCTGGCGCGCACGGTCTGCGCGGTTATCTATGAGCTGCCGGCGACGTCGGACTTCATCGTCGCCGCCATCGTCACGTTGTCGCCGTACTCCTCACCCGATCCGCTGAGCAACCGCTCCAGATACATCGTCCACGTCCAGATCGAAGCGACGCCTTAAGCGACGTCGCGGCCGCACAGTGTGCAGAACGTCCGCACCGGAGCGACCTGCTCAATGACCTTCAGCTCGATCACATCGGGGTCTTTGCAGTCGCACGGCTCGAGTGATTTCTCGGCCGCCGCGATCACGTCCTCGATGCTGTACCGCTCGACGTCGCGGATCACTTCGTCCAGATGCGCCATGCCGCCCACCTAACCAGAGAGGGACCCCTCCATGACTGACACGCACCTCGTAGTTGTGACCGACATCCCGTTCGGAAGCACCTACGCCTACCGCCGCGGCCAGACGATCGAAAAGAGCGCGGTGGAAGCAAACGGCTGGCAGGACTACTGCGTCGGCCGCAACACCAAGGAAGGTCGGGAGGCCCAAGGCCTGCCCGAGGAATCCACCACCACCACCGCTGCGGGCGGAAAGGACAAGTAAGCCATGGCCGCACCCACTATCCAACCGCTCCAGATCAAGACCGGACCGGGCTTGATCCGCTACGCCCCGCTCGGCACCGCGATCCCGGTAATCACCACCGCCGCGAACAAGCTCGTCGCCACGCCTGCGTGGACGAGCTGGGTCGACGCCGGCGCAACCGACGAGGGCCTCACCTACAACGAATCGACCGACACCGAAGAGGTTCGTGTGGCGGAGTCGCTGTACGCGATCCGCACGGTGACCACCGGCAAGGCCGGCTCGATTTCGTTCTCGCTCTCCCACATCAGCGACCTCAGCTGGAAGCTGGCCGCCAACGGCGGAGTCATCACCGTCACCGGCACCGGCGCCACCAAGCTCTCCAGCTACGTGCCACCGCTCGCCGGCTTCGAGGTCCGGGTCATGATGGCCTTCCAGGCCCTGGAGGATGACGAGATCCTCCTCTGGCCGCAGGTGTTCAACTCCGGTGGGTTCGAGACGTCGCGCGGCAGCTTCTCCGACAAGCACATGCTGCCGGTCGAGTTCTCCGTCGAGCTGCCTGACCCGGTCGTGCTCACCACGCCGTACAGGCGCTGGACGTCCGGCCCGCTGTCGCAGGCCCCGTAAGGTACCGGGCATGCACATCGGTGATTTCGGAGAGTTCGACGCCGCCCAGCATGAGCTGGAACGCGAAAAGGACGACTTCGCGTTCTGCGGCGAGGAGTTCGTCGTACAGTGCCCGATGCCGGCTGTGCTCATGCTGCAGCTGGGCGCCTCGGTGTCGGGCAAGGTCGACGAGACGGAGGGCTTCGCGGCGCTGTGGGAGGCGCTCCGGGTGTCCCTGACCATCCCAGAGGTCCGGCGCCTCGCTGAACCTGACGATGACCCAGAGGACGTCGACGAGCACGGCACGGTCCTGGTCTCAGAGGCCGACGACGCCCCGTTCCGCAAGTTCTACAAGCTGGCGGTCGATCGGGGCGCCAAGCTCGAGCCGATGATGAAGCTGGTCATGGCTCTCTTCGAGGCGCAGACCGGCCGCCCTACACGGCCGGCGCCCGTCTCCTCGGATGGGCGGCCGATCACTTCGCCGAGTTCGAGCACCTCCTCGATCCATCCGGGGCTGTCGCACCTGCGACCAGTGTCGGAGGTGGTCACCGGGGGATCGCCATTCGTCCAACCGCCACAGGTCCAGATGGCGGACGGGCAGATGGTCGACGTCGAGTACAACCCGATCCCTGGAGTGGGGCCGACTGGCTGACCCGGCTATCGCCGCGCCGGGCGGTCAATGAGATCTATCTGCACCTGCTCAACCAGCGGAGCCACCACGAGGACTGCACGGACGAGCGCTGCCATCCCCGCTGCCCGATCGTGAAATTCCATCGGCTGCTGGAGAGCCCGCTGCTGCTGAGCGAAATGCAGCAGGCCGACGAGATCCAGGAGCGGCTAAAGGCACTGGCCCGCGGCGAAATCCCCGCATAGGAGGCCGCGCGTGGTCACACGCATCCACTACGGAGAGATCAAGCGGGTCGGTAGAAGCAATCCGCAGGTGCGCCGGCGCAAGCAGAACGACGCCCGGGAGATCGTGCGCTGGGCCCAGCGGTTGGCGCCGAAGCTCACCGGCGCCGGCGCCGCCTCGATCCATGAGGAGGAGCAGGACGACGGGACCTGGCGAGTCGGCTGGGACCGGGAGCACGACTACATGAGATTCCCAGAGCTGGGCACGGAGCACATGCGTGCCCAGCCTTTTTTGCGTCCGGCTGCGAAGCGGCTCGAGCGATGAGGAGGTGCCGGCGTGGGTGCACTTGCTGATGAATACATCCGCGTACGCGCCGACACGTCCAAAGTCCCCGGCGATGTGCGGAAGGCCGGCGCACGAGCGGGCAGCGACTTTCAGAGCTCATTCGCGAGCTCGATGCGGAGCAAACTCAAGGGCGGCCTGATCGGCGTAGGTGTGGCCGCCGGCGCGCTGTTCGGTGCTGCACTCAAGAAAGGCTTCGCCCGACTCTCCGCGATCGAGGAGGCCACGGCCAAGCTGGACGGCCTCGGCCACTCGGCTAAGACCGTCGAGCTGATCATGAAGAACGCCCTCGCGTCGGTGAAGGACACCGCGTTCGGGCTGGATGAGGCGGCCACCGTCGCTGCGACAGCTGTCGCAGCCGGAGTCAAGCCGGGGAAGGATCTGCAGCGCACCCTTGGTCTGGTCGCTGACGCTGCCACCATCGGCGGCGACTCGCTCGCTGGGATGGGCGCGATCTTCGCCGACGTCGCTGCCTCCAACAAGATCCAGGGCGACACGATTAACCAGCTCAACCAGCGCGGCATCCCGATCCTGAAGCTGCTCGCCGATGTGACGGGCAAGAGCCAGGCCGAGGTCCGGGAGCTCGCGTCCAAGGGGAAGATCGACTTTGCGACCTTCCAGAAGGCCATGGAGCAAGGCCTCGGCGGCGCAGCTCTCAAATCAGGCAATACCGCCTCGGGCGCATTTAAGAATATGGGAGCGGCCTTTTCCCGTGTCGGGGCGGCGCTTCTAAAAGACGTGTTCCCCCGAATCGGTGCCGGCATAAACGGCATCACCGACTGGCTCGACGACATAACCCCAATTGCGGAGCGAATTGGTAAGTCGTGGGGCAAGATGCTCCAAAGCGACGCATTCAAAACCGCAGTCGCTGACCTAAAGACCGCGGTGGAGGGCCTGACCGGCAACGAGGACCTCGTTAAGTCGCTGGAGGATATGGCCGGCGCGCTACCCAAGATTGTCTCCGGGCTTGCCACCGCAATAACCAAATACACCGAATTCGCTAACCTCGTCGACAAATTCGAAAACCAGACATTCGCCGAGGGTGACAAGGTCGGCGGCCCCGTAGGCCAGATAGTCAAGGACTTCGGCGCCGGCGGCACCATCGAGACCGCTCTGATCCAGTTCCGCGGATTCGCGGCTCGTCACATCAAGGCAGCCTGGGCGACCGTAAAGCAAGCCTTCGCTGCAGACGTCGCGGGCATCGTTGCCGGTGTCGGGCAGTTCAAGGATCGCGTTATCGCGATCGTCTCCGCCTTGGGTCGCGGAATCAAGACCGCAGCGTGGAACATGACACTTCCCATCCGAGTGGCAATGACAGCAATCGGCACCATCATGGTGCTGGGCTGGATGGCTATTCGCAAGCCGGTCCTCGCCGCTTTCAATTTCATCAAAAACCAGGTAATCCTCCCGGCCTGGGCTGCAATCGTGGGCCGATTCCGGTCGGCTATGGCAACAATTCGAGGCGCCTGGACTGGGTTCTGGACAGTGCTCCGGACGATTGTCTCAGCCGCCTGGACCAAGATTCGGGCAACCATCTCAGCCGCTTGGAACCATATCTATCGCGGCATCATCCTGCCCATATGGAACCGGATCAGGGGTTCATGGACATCGAACCAGACCGGAGTCAGTAGCTCCTGGAGTAGCTTCTGGGGCCGAGTCAAGAACACCGCATCCACCGCGATCGAGTGGGTGCGCTCGAAAATCACCACCGTGCTCGACAAGATCAAGACCGCCTTCTCGACCGCCAAGACCAACATCGGGCGGGTGTGGGACGGCATCAAGACCGTCGTGCAAAAGCCGATCAACTGGATAAAGGACAACGTCTACAACACCCCGCTGGTGCCGGTCTGGAACCGGGTCGCCGACCTGGTCAGCGGGCCGAAGCTGAACACGTTCTCTCGAGGCGGCATCGCTGGCGTGCTGCCTGGCTACTCACCGGGGCACGACAAGTATCCGATCATGGCCGGCGGTGGCGAGGCGATCATGCGGCCGGAGTGGACCCGTGCGGTCGGTAAGGACTGGGTCGACAAGGCGAACAAGGCCGCGCGCACCGGCAAGAAATCGCTGCACGACTTCCTCGGCGAAAGCGCGCCCGTCGGTGAGGGTGGCGGCATCGGTTGGCTCAAGGGCATCGTCAGCGGCGCCACCGGTGCGGTCGGCAACCTGGCCGGCAAGCTGAAGGACTGGGCGCTAGGCGGACTCCACGCGCTCGCGGAGAAGATCATCAGCCCAGTCAAGAACGCGATGGACGGGGCGATGCCCAACAGCGGCGTCGGCAAGACGGTCGGCGGCATCGGCAAAAAGGCGTTCGATCTGGTCCTGGACAAGATCAAAGAGATGGACATTGTCCCGGGTCTCGGCGGTCCAGCCGGCTCGGCGATCGCGTCCGGCGGATGGGCCTCGATCTACAAGATCCTGCGAGCGGCGGGCGCGCGATCGTTCACCACCTACGCAGGCCACGATCAAGGCGCCTCGAGGTCGCGAGACATCTGGCCACCCAGCCAGGCGATCGCCGAAGCGGCGCGCCGGCTGAGCTCGATCTGGTATGTGATCTACAACCGGCGCATCGCCTCGATCACCTACGGGCGACGCTGGCGGGCCTACAACGGCAGCAACCCGCACACCGACCACGTCCACGTGACGCTGCGGCCGGGAGTCCGCGCAGCGATGGGCGGCATCGTCGGCGACAGCCTGGCCGGCAAGGGACTGCTCAACGGCGGCATCGTCAAGGGCGGCCGCGGCGGCATCAACGCGGTGATCGGTGAGGGCAAGCGCGACGAGCTCGTCGCCCCGCTGCCTCGAGGTTGGAACGCCGCCGGCGGCGGCAAGTCGAAAGAGGCGGGGCGTCCTCTCAAGATCGAGCTGAAGTTCGGCGAGGATTTCCGCTACTACGTGGAGGGCCTCATTGACGACCGTGACCAGTTCCACGCCACCATGGGGAGGTTGAGCTAATGGGGAGCACGCCCCCGGGCGGGATGACGAACCTGATCGCCACGACCGTCTCTGAGACGGCGCCGACACTCAATCAGAACGCCTCGCTGAAGCTCGGGATCCGGGACTTCACCGACCGCGACGCGAACGCCTATCTGTACTTCACCCGGCCGTTCCCGCTCAAGGCCAACATCCTCTCGGCCAAGATCTTCTTCTACACCACCGCGATCCCCGAGTCGGGCACGCACGGGTTCAATTTCATCCGGCTGGCGGTCGGCTTCTCCGACTCCAAGGTGGTCTACAACAACCGCCCCACGACGTTCATCGGCTCAATCAAATCGGTCACGAAGGTCGGAGCCCAGCTGGACAAGACGCTGTGGGAGATCGACATCACCGAGTGGATGCAGACGGTCTCCAACGGCGGCCCGTGGTTCGGCTTCCGTATCACCCCCTTTGTCTTTGAGAACATCGCGCGCTGGATCTACTCCGAGATCTACACCGACCCGGCGCTGCGGCCGCGGGTAGAGATCACCTGGAGCGACGCGCCGAGCCAGCCAGCTGGGCTGAGCCCAGGCGGCGGCCGTGCCGTGGGGCTCAACAAACCGGTGGTCAGGGGCAGCTACATCGACGTGAGCGGCTCGGTGGTGCTGCAGTTCGTGCAGGTGCAGATCAACTCCACCGACGTCTGGACTGCGCCGAGCTTTGATAGCGGCTGGCAGCCGACCAGCGTTCCCGAGCTCGATCTTGCGACGACCGGCTACGCGGGCATCGGGGTCGGCGCCACCGTGTTCTGGCGGATCCGGTTCAAGGACGGCGCCGGCGTGGAGTCGGCCTGGTCGTCGTCGACGTCGATGGTCTTCGACGCTAAGGGCACGCTCACTGTCAGCAACCCGCCGATCGGCACGCCGACGATCGAGGATGCGACGCCGCCGATCGCCTGGTCACTCAGCGGTGAGACCCAGTCGGCCTACCAAATCCAGATCTACCACGTGGTCAACGGCGTCCGGATCATCGACTGGGACACGGGCAAGGTGACCAGTGCGATCACCTCGCTCACGGTGCCGGCGGGCGCGATCAACGAACCCACCTCGACGACCTACACGGTCACGGTGAGGGTCTGGGACACCAAGGCACGCGAGGCCACGCCGGGCGACCCGACTTACGTCGAGGTGGTCCGG